ATTACGTATATTATTACATCTTGAAAATACTCTTACCTTTCCCATGTCTGTTCCTGTATTATCACAAAGAGGTGTTCCAACTGCTAATACATTTCCATCTCCACTTAATGAAACACTAGATCCAAAACTGTCTCCAGTTGTATCTCTTGAAAAACTAGAACCTACTGCTTTCCAAAAATAATTATTCCAGTAGTAAATTATAACATTACCAGTTATTAAATTTCCAATACTTATATATCGGGCATCTGCAGATAAAGAAATTGATAAAATCATATCAGCAGACAAATTGGACCCTATTTGACCCCATCCAGTAGATGAATATTCATATGCTTTTACATATCCTGGATTTATTCCATTTGTCCCTATAACTACTGTTTTACCATTAGCACTCAATTGTAATTTTGTACCAAATAAATCACCATCTGATTTACCATCAATATCTAAACCTAATTTTACCCAAGTATCAACACCATTATACTGATATATACGTACATGTCCCTTATCTGCATCGTGATTAGGAGAACCTATGGCAACAATATCTCCTAAAGCATTCAATGAAACTACTGAACCACTTTTATCATTCAATGCGGCACCATCAATATCATCACCTAATTTTACCCAACTATCAACACCATTCCACTGATAAACACGAACATGTCCAGCATTATCTGCTGTTCCATTATTTTCAGGAGCACCTATAGCAACGATATCTCCCTTATAATTTAAAGAAACCGAAAATCCACTCTTATCGTCCTCAGCTTCACCATCAATATCATCACTTAATTGCACCCAATCTGTCCCATTATACTGAAAAACACACACATGTCCAGCATTATTTTCAGGAGCACCTATAGCAACAATATCTCCATCATTGTTAATTGAAACCGAAAATCCACTTGTATCACCAGCAGCTTCTCCATCTAAATCAGATCCAATTTGTGTCCAATTACCTGATAAAAATTTATATACTCTAACGAGACCTTTACTTCCATCATGATATGGACTACCAACTGCTAAAAATTTACCATTAGCACTCATAGCAATACTATATCCAAATTGGTCATTATCACTTTCTCCGTCAATATCTAAACCCTTTTGAATCCAATAATCATTAAATGCATTACTAGTTTTTACATCACAACCCTCAATATTACCTGTTGTCACTATTTTATTATCTTGAAAAGATACTACTTGATTAGTATTTGTAATATCCTCTCTTAAACTAATATTTCCCTTTACTATTAATTGACTGCCATCAAATGTTAAGTTAGACTCACCAGAAATCTCATTATCACCTGAAACTGTGAATACATTTCCATCTGTATTACCTGAAACTAAAGTTATATCTGAATCTTCTAATATTTCAAATGTTTCGTTATAACTTAAATTAGTTATAAACCAATATTCACCATCAGAAACTATCTGAAAGTTTTCACCAATCCAATTTCTGGTAGCTGTATTTATAGTAATTGTATAATTATCAACAGGAACAGAGTCAGCATGTTGTTTAATTTTAATTTTTGTTTCAGCAGTATCTGTTTCATCAAAAGCGTAAAAGTTAATAGTAGCACCATTATCTACATTTTCAACGATAAAATTAAAAAATATACCTCTGCTATCATTTACGGGAGGTAAATTAATTTTTAAATTATTCACACTACAATCAAGAAAAATAAGGGAACCACCTTTTTTTTCATCTAAATTTAAAGTTTCAGTTGTATTTAATTTAAAAGTATTTTGTCTTAATCCACTTCTAGAATTGTTAATAGAATTCTGCATTATAATTCTTAATCTATTTTTTTTTAAGTAAATTAAATATATTTCAAATTCATACAGTTTTCTAGTGTATTACGATGATTTGGCAATGGTTTAGTTCTTTTAAGTCTCAGTTCATTACTCGTCTTATTAATGAAATCTGAACTTATACCACTAAACAGACTATTATCGCTATCAATAGTAATTTCTTCAAGAGTAGGAATAATAGCTAAAACTGGTGGCATAGTAATCTTAAAATTTTTACTAGGATTATTTTTTCTCCACTCTGAAATAGTAAAAGGACCACCAAATTTTTTAAGTGAAAGTCTAGGAAGTGCTGTTTTTATCTCCTTCCCTTGACTATATAACATATTCAATAGACTATAACGTTCCCACATTTCATCATTTGATATTTTACTATCAAAATTGTAAGCTGCGGCACACTCAGCACTACAAAAGTTTCCAAACATGGTGAAGGTATCTCCACATTTACTTACTGGAATACCAAATGGTTGATTATCAAATGGACAACAATCCCAAAGACAATCTATCTTTGATTTACTCGGCCATACCTTACTTGAATTGGTATCTAGATAGTCCATAAAAATAAATGAATATTTCTCATTACTATTATTTGTGTAATTAATTTCTTGTTGTCGTTGTTCTCGTATCTCTTCTAATATATTGTTTGTATTATCAGCAATACTATTGATATTAATAAATAATCTTTCGTCTTTATCATTTTCTACTAATAATTCTCCTGCGTTTTTTTCATCATTTGACAAAATGTTCAGATTTAGATTATAATAATTAGAGTTATCATCATATGGAGTTGGATTATCTAAATTACCTGAACTATTTATGGGCAAATGTAGAATTACTTGCTCATTGTTTTGAACCAATTGTTCTGCACTAACACTAGGTTCTTCTAAATTCTTAGGTTTTCTACCTCTTTTCTTATAAACTTTTTCCTTAGGTTCTTCTTTTTTGTTGAGAGGTTTCCTTCCTCTTTTCTTTTTTACTGGTTCTGTAAAAGTATCAGAATTCATGTTCAATTAAATATAAAAAAACTAGATTAATATCTTTAGTTTATTTCAAAAAAAAATAAATTAAATATAGACTTAAAGAATATTATTAACTAATAAAGTGTTTTCTACAAACTGCTACATATTTTTCAGATGCACCTACATTAACAACATCATTATTAGAAGTATCAATTCTCTTTGAAAAGAATGCTTCTGTACCATCATTACACTCCAAACAAAGTGCAGACAATTTTTTCACTCTTTCAGAATGTGGAATAAGCCTCAGAATGTCTCCAAATGGATTCTTGTTTGAATCACCATCAAGACCACTTACAATTACATGTTTGTTATAATCATTAAGTGCTGTAATCACAAAATCAAAGAGATCATTGAAAAATTGTGCTTCTTCGATGATAATTACATCAGAATCTCGAAAACTCTGAGTTTGAATTAAAGGAATCAATAGTTTAACTGAAATACATTCCATTTTTTCAAGATTGTGGGTTGAGACAAATCCCATTTCACCATTAGTATATCGTGTATCAATTTGGTTATTAATAAGCATAACATTCCTTTTCAACATTTTGAATCGTTTAGTTAGCCTAAGTATTTCCGTACTTTTACCTGAAAACATACATCCAATGACTAGTTCTAGAGACATTACTCTTTTTATATATTTCATAAAAAAGTTCTTAATTTTAAATCAATTTTTATATATTCTAAATAATACATTAAAAAGAAAATCTATAAAAAAAAAATATATTTTTAATTAATATTTATTCTATATTAATAATTTTATAATTACTTCTTTTTAACAAACTTCTTCTTTGTAATCTTCTTCTTTTCTGGTTCAGGTTCAACTTCAGGTTCAGCATCAACCTCAGCATCAACCTCAGCATCAGCTTCACCCTCAACTTCTCCTTCCGAGTCTGTATCATCAAGCATCTGAGGAGTCACCTTTGATGGAGCAGGAGGAGCACCACTACCTCCACCACTTGCCACTACATCATCATCATCCTCAGCATCAGAGTCTGGAAGAAAGTTGTGATTACCTGAAGACTCTGGAACATCTACCTCTGCTCGAGTAAGTTTCCACTGACACATATAATTACCGGAAGCGATCCAAAGACCTACACACTGCATCATACAGCGAATCTTTGCCCCCTTAACTAGAATATCTTCCATCACATCACCACTCTCTGAGTCATTTACATGATAAACATTTCCTGATGTGTCATATACCTTTGGTTCCCATACACCATCACGCTGTGGAACCTTAAGTCGAAGTGTTGATGGATACTTTCCATCAGGTACTCCAGTATTCTTATCAGTTGATACACGAACAATAGGATTAAATAGATTTGAAACTACATCTTCTGAGAGATTCTTTTTCTTAAACCACTGAACACTATTCTGAACTCCTGCCTGAATTGTTGCCTTTTCTACTGCCATCATATTATCATGGAAGCGCTTCATTTCTGGACTTTCATCCATTCCTCGAAATGAAAGTGTAATGCTATGCTTAGGATACTTATCATCTGTATAAGATGACATTGCCCAAGGCATACCCATCCAGGGTGTCTGAACGGTGAAACGCCCACCATCATAATTCATATAAACTAGTTTTGCGCCATTATCTAGGACCTTAGGTGCTGAAAATGTAACTTTGGATGCTTCGATGTTTTTGCCTTTTACTACTGATTCTGCCATTATTATTTGTTGTTGTTAGTGTTTGTGTGCTATAATCTGTTATCAATTTTTTAAATCAATTTTTCAATTTGCAAAATAAATATACTTAAAAAATATAAAAACACTAGAAAAACACTAGAAAAACACTAGAAACTTACTTATCATAATCATCTAAATCTAGATAAACACTGGAATTTACTTCACTTGATACTTTATATTCATCGCTCAAATATTTTTTTGATTTAAAAATATATTTCTTCTTTTTTCCATTTACTATTTTATAACACTCCATTCTAAAATAATAATTATTGTCATGTATGTACGACACACTGCTGCATTTTAGGTTCAAAAAAGAATTCATAATTTTTATCTAAAGAAATCCTATACTTATTATATAGAATGGAATCCCAAATAAAACGAGCACCACTAGGTGTAATTGAAAGGAAACAGTTTCAAGAAATGAAAACTAATAAACATTTTATGTATCTTTCTGATCTAAAGAAGACTCTAATTAAAAATAAACTAGAAACAGTAGGGAAAAAAAAAGAATTAATTATTAGATTAGACCAACACTTTAAACTTTTAGACTATTATGAAAAGAATTATCTAAAAAAAATTATTATTATACAAAGGGCGTTCAAAAACTGGAAATCCTCTACAAACCTTCAAGGTCCTGGTTTTATTGATAAATCTATATGTGTAAATGATGAAGATTTTCTTACATTTGAAACTAAGGACGAGATATCCGATATATATTTCTTCAGTTTTAGAGAAGGTAATTCGGTATTCTTTTTTGATATCAGGTCTTTTAAAAAGTTGATAGATACAAATGCCGAAAATCCATATACTCGTACAAATATTCCTGAGGCTGCTATAAAAACAATGACTAAAAGATTAAATTTAATTAAAAATTCAAAAGATTATCAACCTTTTCCAGTAGAACAACTAACTGTAGTGCAGAAAAGAAATCAAGAGATTCTAAAAGTATTCCAAATTATTGATTCTCTAGAAGTAGCTGCTGGAGGAGTCAAACATGATTATTTTAAATCTTTCACATTTAAAGAACTTCAAAAATTTTATTGTGAATTAGAGGATATTTGGAATTATAGAGCCAATTTAACTAAAACAAGACAACTTCAAATAGTTCCCAATAGACCTCTTTTTGAAATAAGTCCAGCTAAAATTAAGATGTTAAATAATAGTCAAAAAATTTATAATAAACTTCAAAAAATAGTGCTAGATATAATGGAACTTCTTGTGACAGCTAGTGCAAGTAATGAGGATAGAAAGACTGGAGCATACTATATATTAATAGGATTAACAGAATCATCTAGTCTTTACGCAATTGAATATCCTTGGTTAGTCCAGGGGTTCTAATGTAATACTTTTTACTATTTCTTCTTTATTTTGATTATAATCATTTTTCGATTTTACTATTTTATTGACAGTATCTCTTTCTTTTTTATTCATTAGAGTGCCATTTTTAAACTGTGTTATAGAACTCTCCATTAAACTACAGGTTATAGCATCCAATACATCATCATTTTTATAGTAATCCCATCCTGGATCTCCTTTTGTTATGAATCTTCTACATGAACCATCATTTATAAATAATACATTCTCACAAACGCCATTATTTATACCATTCTCGGAAATAATAAATTTATTTGCGCGTTTCATAAAAGTGTCTATTTCAGCTCCTAGAATACTTTTATTATTAGAAATTATACCTTCATGCATTAATTCAAAATCTTCTTTGTTTAATTCCATGGTTTTAACAGCTTCTGCTACCTCTTTTAATGTTGGATTATTTGAACAAAAGGTATTAAGAAACTTTAGAGGACTCATAGTGATTATATTATTTTGAATAATTTGAAAGGTAGTTTGATTCATATTTTTGTTTTGTTCTTTTAAATAATTAATGTATTTATCTTTCTCCTGAACCACTCCCTTAAATGCATCCTTTCCTTCCTCTATTTCATTTCTCAAATCATTAATTTGATTCTGAAGGTCTAAAGAAACTATAGAATGCTTGCAGTGATTACTATTATGTCTAATTAAATTATCTTTTCTTGTGAATGATTTTTTACAGAATTTACATCTATAATGTTCTTTTTCTTTCTTTTTACTATTAATATTAGCCAATGGTAATTCCGACTTTTTTAAATGTTTTTTAGTTAAAAGATGCTTCTTAAAGTTGCTTTTTATAGGAGTAGTGTAACTACAAATATCACAGCTATACATTATTCTATAATAATTCTATATTTTTAAGTGATACTTTTTTTCCCTCTTATTTTGAGGAAAATTGAGTAAAAAAGTATCAGAACGGCATTATGCTACATAACTGATAAGGGAAAAATATGGAATTTTATGGTTCGCTGCATAAAGAAATCCAATTCTGATACTTTTTTGATACTTTTCTGATACTTTTTTGATACTTTTTGATACTTTTTTCAGTTTCTTATAAAAAATAAAAATAAAATAATTTTTTTATGTAGCAAGTTGAAGAGAGCAAAACTGATACTTTTTCTTCCTCCCAAATTGAGGGAAAATGAGGGAAAATGAGGGAAAATGAGGGAAAAAAGTATCAATTTTTGGCACTGAAAATCGGTTTCTTATCGGTTTTTTTTTGAAAATTAAATTTATGGTGCGAATTCCTTTTACTTTTTTTTTTTCGTTTTTAAAACTTTTTTTTTATTTTTTTGATTTTATGCCCCTTTTGGCTTGAGGGGCAGGAATTGCAAAATTTAAAAATATTTCCGAGAAAATCGATTTTTTTTTCATTTCTTTCATTTCTTCATTTTAGATGAATTGATTAATATTAAACCTCCTATAATCATTAGCATTCCGATAGCTTTATTAGTTCCTATTTCTTCCTTAAAGAAAAGGTATCCTAATATTATAGATAATAATATAACTAAAGGTTGTACATTTCCCATTACAAATGACACTTCTTTACTACTTACTAGATACATAAGCATAATAGTTGCTAATATAGTTGTCACTCCACCTACAAAGGCTAACATATATTCCTTTTTTGATAGTTTTTTCAAACATTCAAAATTGCATCTCTTTTTTGTTAATAAATAGAATAAGTAAAATATTAATACTATAGAAACAATACTATGATTAATGATGAGATACTCATTAGCATCCATTTTAGTCATTAACATTTTTTTTATGAAGGGATTGAGTGTCCAACATAATACAATAACAAATATATAAAAGTAGGTTAATGAATACATTATATAAATAAGTATATTAAAAAAATATTTAAAAGCTTCTAAATTTAGATAGTTTAACTATGAAAGTTTTTTGTGGAACTCATTCTAAAGACTTTGCTACAAAGGTAGCATTTAATCTTCAAATACCATTAGGTAAAATAGAAGTAGGTGCGTTTAGAGATAATGAAGTAAGTGTTGTCATTGGTGAAAATGTAAGGAATCAAAATTGTGTAGTTATACAAAACTGTTGTAATTTAAATGGTAAATCAGTGAATGATAGTTTTATGGAAGTCTTAATAATTGCAGACGCATTAAAAAGAGGAAGTGCGAATAAGGTAATTGTAGTTATGCCATACTACTGTTATTCTCGAAGTGATAGAAAAGATTATTCTAGAGCACCCATTTCTGCTAGTGTTATAGCTAATTGTCTCCAATCTGTAAATATTGATAGGGTAATAACATATGATCTCCATGCTGGTCAAATAGCTGGATTTTTTGATAATAAATGTCCTCTTGATAATCTATATAATGAAATATACTTTATAAAATATATAAATGAAATTATAATTAGTGAGAGTGAGAATGAAATTATTATTGTAGCGCCTGACGAGGGTGGAATGAAAACTGCTACTAGAATAGCAAACAAATTAAATTGCGAAGTAGCTAGTATCTATAAACAAAGAGAAAAAGCGAATGAAGTAGCTACAATGAAATTAATGGGAGATGTTTCTAATAAAATAGCTATTATAGTTGATGATATGATAGATACCGCTGGAACTGCTACAAAAGCTGCTACTATTCTTAAAGAAGCTGGGGCACACAAAATATATATGATAGCAAGTCATGGACTATTATCAGGAGAAGCTATTAATAGAATTAATAGAAGTTCTTTTGAAAAGGTAGTAATTACTAATACTATTACTCCATCAGAACAAGTATTTCAATGTAGAAATATTGATGTATTAGATGTTTCATGGTTATGTGCTGAAGCAATTTTAAGACAAGAAAATGGAGAAAGTTTAAAAGAACTTTATAGTAATAAAAACATACTAGAAGAGAAAGAAATAAGACTTGAATTAGTCAGAATGTAATTTACTTAGTCTTAGTCTCAGTCTCAGAAAGAAATCTAAACATCATTACATTACAAATTACGCACTCACCTTTCAATGCCTTACGTCCATTTTTTAATGTTACCTTTTTAGGATTAGCCATTTTGCATTTTTTTTTGCATTTTACACAATAAGCATATGTAATTTTAGGATTAGATTTAGATTTAGGATTAGATTTAGATTTAGATTTAGATTTTTTTGGCATAGTATTATAGTATTATAATATTACTATATATTTTTATTGTTCTGCTGAAGCTTTAAATGAATAGCAATTGGCATAATAGCATCCAAAATCATCTTATTTTCTTCCCTTTCCTTTAATTCTTCAATAGTAGGATATGTTCTTTTAAATAAATCATTTAATATTTCCATATAATAATTTATTTGATTTATATCACTTTCAATATAAACTCCATCGTTCTTTTTTAAATGTCGAAGCATATGGCAATAATTTCTTTGAAATTCTGAATATTGTTCTTTTAGAAGTAAAGTGTTCTCCATTTAGTAATTAAAAACAAAATTTAAAATCAAATACTACGCATTATTAATTTTTATTTTTGAAAGCATTTTTAGGAACATTTGCTAAACTATACTTATTTTTAATTAAATTATTTAGTGTGTTTGACTTTACAATCATTCCAGTTAGTTGCGAATAATCCAATGTTTTTTGGAAAAGCATCTGTAATCCAAATAATAATCCAATAACAACTAATCCTACAGCGATATTAGGTAATTTATGTTCATTATCCAAATCTGTCTTTTCTTTAATAAGTTTATCCGTTTCAGTTATAACTAGATTTAATGATGTTTTTGCAATGGGAAATACAATTACCATCAACATGACTCCAAATAATGTTCCAACTAATACATTTTTACTTTTGGTTAATGTATAGGATAGTGTCATCATAAAAACCCCAATAAGTGTAAAAACATTTATTAAATTGGTACTTAAATATGACAATACAGTTTCAGACTTATCATTATAGAGTTCTTTAAAGAATTTATTACCACTCTTTGATAGCATTACGGCAAATGCTAAAGTATATGGAACTACATAAAGTCCCCAGGTAAGTTTTAATTTTAAAATTAAGGTTACAGTAACACTAAAAAGTGCGTAAAAAATTGCTAATCCTGTATAAGATTCCATTATAATATACAAAAATATTTTAATTTATTTAAAAATTAATGTTTTAAAATTGAAGTTTTAAAGACATAAAAACATTGTTTAACACATTCATAATGTTTTCTAATGTGAAACATTTTAATGATTATATTATTAATAGCAATGTTGCTAAAAAGTTGCAGGACTTTTGTAGTAGTGGAGAATTAATGAATATTATATTAACAGGACCTAGTGGAACAGGAAAACTAACACTAGCAAGAAGTATTGTGCAACATTATTATCCAAATGACAAAATATCTATAACTCCATGTCGTTATAAAATAAAAATCCAGGAATCAACGAATAAAGAATTTAATATTCTAACTAGTCTTTATCATCATGAAATAAGTTTGAATAGTTATAATTTTAGTGATAAATTTTCTACTATTAGTATGATAAAATCTATTATTCAAAATAGAAATATTTTTACAGATAAATGTCATATAATTATAATAAAAAACGGACATTATCTAAATAATCTAACAATGAAAGCTATTTTAAAAATCTCTGAACAATACTATTCAAGTGTAAGATTTATTATTACTACTATTAATTCATCAAAATTAATAAATAATCTTACCAATTTTCTAATATTCCGTGTTCCCTGTGAAGACAAAAAAGTTATAGAAGGTTATTTTAGAGAAACGTATTCAAAAGATATTAATTCAAATTTAATTACAAGTAATCTTATGGAAACAACACTTAATTGTGAGTTTCAATCATTAGTTGATAAAAATGGAATTACTTCAACAATTGATCCAATTGATACTAATTTTGACCTACTATTTAAAGAAATTGAAAAAGCAAATATAAATAAATTTAACGGAATTAGAGAAAAAATAGGAGATATTCTATGTTTAAATTTAGAAAAAAGTGAAATATTTAAAAGATTTACAGATAGATATGCTAATAATTTTAATATAGTGAAAATTCTTTCAGAATACAACCATAAAACGCAAGATACATTTAAAGTTCCAATTCATTTAGAAACTATGTCCCTTGAAATAATGTTTATATACTCTAAAATTAAAAATAATTAATAATAGTATAGTATGCCTAAGCCAAAGCCCAAGTCAAAGCCTAAG